CTCCGGGGCCAGCTCTGGGACCAGCTCGGGGGCCAGCTCGGGGGCCAGCTCGGGGACCAGCTCTGGGACCAGCTCTGGGACCAGCTCCGGGGCCAGCTCTGGGGCCAGCTCGGGGGCCAGCTCGGGGACCAGCTCCGGGACCAGCTCCGGGGCCAGCTCCGGGACCAGCTCGGGGGCCAGCTCGGGGAAGCATGGAATGCGTACTGGTCGTGGGGGCAGTGCGAGGCGTACTGGACTGCCCACTCGCGATTCGCGATCTCGATCGGCGTGCGCGTCACCGACGAGCAGGAGAAGCGACTGCAGATCTGGGAACGCCTGGCGCGCGCGGCCTTCATGGTGTTCTCGTGGGCCGGCTGCACGATCCTTGTGCAGCACCCGGAGGTCGCCGCCTTCGATGATCGCCATCGCCTGCATCGCGTCGACGGTCCCGCGCTAGCGTGGGCCGACGGCTACGGGGTCTACGCCGTTCACGGCATTCGCCTCACGCCAGAGCGCGGCGCCGCAATGGCCTCGGGCGCGATCACCGCGGCGCAGATCCGCGACGAGCCGAACGCCGAGGTCAGGCGCGTGCTGGTGACCGCGTACAACGCTGGCGACACCGGGCGCTACCTGCGCGATGTCGGCGCCGCAGTGATCCATGAGGACAAGGACGCGCTCGGGTGGCCGCGACGCTTGCTGCGGATCGAGCAGGAAGGCGACGAGCCATTCATCGCGATCGAGGTGACAAACTCGACGCCGGAGCCCGACGGCACCCGGAAGCTCTACACGTTCCGCTGCCACCCCGAGCTGCGCCCGCTGCAGGTGCCCGGAATTCGCAAGCAGCTCGGCGATCCCCAGGCGATGACCTGCCAAAACGCGATCGCCTCGACGTACGGCATGACCGGACCCGAGTACCAGCTCTCGATCGAGACCTGATCGATCGCGCACAGGGCAGCCCGGGGCCGTTCGAGTCGGCCAATGCGCACGGATGGGAGATCTCCTCTATCAAGATCTCGTGCGTCGACTTGCGCTAGCAGGTCGCGACGAGAAACGCGTGATCGACAGCGTCTTGCGCCGGCTCGAAGTCGGTCGCGAGCGCTACGGGCTGCTCGACGTGTCGAAGCCCCGCAACTGGCGCGCCGAGCGATTCGAGGAACGCCTCGACGCGCTCGTGTACGACGTCGCCGAGGAGCTCGCGCTCGAGGACCAGGCGCATGCCCGGGCGCAGGATGACGCGGTCGCAGAGCTCGGCGGTGAGGGGTGATCAACCTCGAGCTGTTCTGCTGTGCCGGCGGGATGGCGGCCGGATTCCGTCGAGCCGGCGTCCGGCTCGACGTCGCGGTGGACTTCGAGGCCGACCACTGCGACAGCTACGAGGCCAATCTCGGGCACCGGCCGGTGCAGATGGACGTCCACGATCTCGTGCGGCTGGCCAAGATCGGTGCGTTCGCGCCTGCGGTCGACCTGCTCGTCGCGGACCCCCCGTGCACCCCGTGGTCGCGCGCGGGCAAGCGCCTCGGCACCGAGGACGATCGCGACATGCTCGAGGCGACCTGCGAGCTGATCCGGCTGCTGCGGCCACGCCGGTACCTGATCGGCAACGTGCCTGGGCTGGACGATCGCGTGAACCTGCCGATCGTCCAGCGGGTCATTGGCGGGCTCTCGGCGGTCGGGTACTGCACGGCAGACTTCGCGCGGCTCGACGCAGCCGACTACGGCGTGCCGCAGCACCGCCACCGACCGTTCTGGTTCGGTCACCTCGATGGCCCGTGCATCCGCTGGCAGGCGCCGACGCACGCGGACCCTGCCGAGGTTGCTGCCCGCGCCGCGACCGCGCCGCTCGCCGGCATCGGCGCCCCGCCGCTGCTGCCGTGGGTGACCTGCAGGCAGGCGCTCGGCCACCTCGAGGGCGAGGACCTCGGACGGGCGGTGAAGATGCGACGACGCGCGCGGAACGGCCACCAGCTGGGTGGCGTCGCCGACCGGCCCGCGCGCGTCGTCGGCACCAGCAATCTCTCCGACGGCAACACGCTGGCGATTGCGACACGCCACGAGCAGCCGGTGCACACGTCCGACCCAGACGCGCCGGCGCGCGCGATCACCACGCAGTGCCGGGTGGCGGGTCACGCGACGACGCTGGTGTTGAACGGCCGCCATGCGCCCGCCGAACTCGACGCACCGGCGCCGACGCTTGGCGCCAAGTACCGCGGTCAGGGTGCGCAGGTCCTGACCTACGACCCGCAGCACCCCCCGAGCTATGGAGACGAGCCTGCGATGGTGGTCCGCGCGGGATGCGGCGCCGGCGCCACGCGTGCGGTCCAATTCGAGGGGCGGTGCAAGCGCCCACCGTCGACGCAGGGGCCGCAGTCGACTCGCATCATGTCCGCCGACGCGCCGAGCACCACGGTCCAAGCGCGCGAGGACCGCATGGGCAGCGGCTCGCCGGTTCTCGAGTGGCCATGGCCGCGACCGGCGACCGCGGTCGCATGCCGCGCCGGACTCGCGCCGCCCGGCCACCACGACGAGGACTTCGCGATCATGTCGCTGCCCGACGCGGTCATCCTCAGCGAGCGCGCGGCCTCCATCCTCCAAGGCTTCCCCGACGACGGCTCGTGGAAATTCTGCGGCGAGACGAAGAAGGCGCGGTGGTCGCAGATCGGCCAAGCGATGCCGCCGGCGCTCGCCCATGCGGTGGCGCGTTCGGTGGTGGAGCAGGACAAGGCGTCGCGCTGATGGCCCGCATGTCGATCGACGACAAGTTTTTGCGCGACCCCCGCGTCACGCAGCTCGCGCTCGACCTCGGGGTGTCGCGGTGGGAGGCGATGGGCCGGCTGCTTGCGGTGTTCGCCGTCTGCTACGACCTCGAGCGCGACATCATCACGCCGGCGCAGGTCGACCTAGCGGGCGAGCGCCCAGGGCTCGCGGATGCCCTGTTCGCGGTGGATCTGGCAGTCACGACACGCCGCGGGTTGCGGATCCGTGGCGTGAAGAAGCGGATCGAGTACCTCGCTCCGAAGCGTGAAGCTGGGCGACAAGGCGGACTCAAGAGCGGGGAATCGCGTCGGAATTCGGCGAAGCAAAAACGCGAGATCCGCGAAGCAACCGTGAACCCTCCGGATCCGGTTCCGGATCTTGTTCCGGATCCGGTTCCGGAAGATCAGAGCTCTCTCCCGCGCGCGATCCCACCGGAGCCCAGCCCTACGCTCGTGGCCCCACCACGCACCGTGGACGCTACGCTGCGCGCCAGCCCGCCCCCGGCGCCGCTCCTGCCTGGCTCGATCGCCCGCGCCAACGCCCGCCGCCGCGTGATCACGACGGCCTGGCAGCTCGCCGGACAAGCGTTCCGCGAGCTCGGCCGCGAGGGCATCGACCCGACCGCGCCCGACTCGTGGGCCGGCCTGCCGTCCGCCGACAGCGAGGCGATGAAGCGGCTCGGCGCGATCGCGGACCGCCTGCTCATTGGCGACCTGCCCGACGCCGAGGCTGCGCTCGCCGCGATCCGGAACCGGGTGGCCGTCGCGAAGGCCGAGGCGAAAGCGAAGTCGCCCCCGACGCGGCGGTACCTGACACCGATGGCGATGTGGTCGCCGATCTCGTTCGAGCACGCCGCGGCGTTGAGCCCGGAACAGGTCCGCGCGGCGGTAACCCCGGCCACTGACCGTCGCGGCAATCCGCCAACGCCCGCGCCGCAGCGCCGCGTGAAGCCCGAGCCACCGCCGCCCAAGGGTGCGCCGGTCGAGGACCTGGTTGCGATGGCCGCCGCCGCGCGGATCGCCCTCGGTCACGACCGCCCGCCGTCGGCAGCGGAGCTCGACACCCCCGAGCCGCTGCGGCTGTGCGGCGACGCGCGCGCGGGACCGAGCGACGCCGATCCGACCGATCCACCCGACGAGAAACCCAAACGAAAGAACAGGACAGCATGAACACCGACGACAACAAGCCCACCACGCCCGCTCTGACGAACGCGTACATCGCGCTCGTCACCGAGGACGAGCGGGCCCGGTCCTGACCATGCGCGGCCCGTTCGAGCGCGATGACCCCGAGGTCCTCGCCGAGCGCCGGTACCGCGATCGCCACGCCGGTCGCGAAGACCTCGAGGGCGGCCCGGCGATGCGCGTCTCGCCGACCGTCGAGCGCTGGCCGTGCTCGAGCTGCAACGAGCTCGTCGACATGACCCGCGAGGCGCTCGACGTACACAAGAGCTTCAACGCCGTGCTCGAGCGGCGGGGCGAGAGGCCGCTGCCCAAGCGGATCCCGTGCGCGGCGTGCAAGGCGCTTGACGAGGAGCGAGAGCGCGAACGGCGACGTCCGCACGAGCAGCAGCGGATGGCGGGCGTGGGTGAACCGCAAACGAAACGGAGGACCATGTGAGCATAGAGACTGACCAGATCGCGCAGCTGCAGGCGGATCTCGCAGCCGTGTGGGAGCGCAAGCGCGAGCTCGACCAGGTCGAGATCCAGCTGCGTGCCGAGAACGCGAAGCTCGAGGCCATCGCGAAGGCTGCGGCGGCGTTCATCGATCAGCAGGGCATGCTCGCGCAAGGCGACATCGCGGGCGACCAGTTCAACGCGCTCGAGCGCGCGCTGCAGGCGGCTGGCCGATGAAGCCCATCCCCGCGATCGTCGAGAAGGCCCAGGTCGACGTCGAGCTGATCGAGCGGCAGCTCATCGTGGAGATCGCCGGCGAGCGCGACGACGTGCGCAACGCCGAGCGCCACGAGGGCCTCGCCGCCGCCGCGCGCGAGTCCGCGGAGGCCCGGCGCAAGCGCATCGGCGCGCTGCTCGCCAAGGCGCGCGCCGCCTGGCCCGCGCGCGGCCCCAATGCCAAGGGCTGGGGCGAGTTCCTGCGCAAGGTCAACATCGGCGAGGACACCGCCCTCCGGTACATGGGCGAGGCGCGGGGAGATTTCCCGCAGCCTGCGGGAAAACTTTCGCCCGGCTCGGGCGCAAGTCCGCGTGATGCCGCGCCCGCGAACGTGCACGGAGGCAGCGGCGAGCGCGTCCGGGGTGCGTACTGCACGCCCAAGAAGTGGGCGGACGCGGTGGGCGCGTGGGACCTGGACCCGTTCTCGAACCCGCAGAGCCACATCGTCAGCCGCGAGAGCTGCCAGCTCGAGCGCGGCGACAACGGCCTGCTCGACCCGAAGGAGCCGGGGAGCTACCTGATCGCCGGCGCCGAGCGGCGCGCCGAGCCGTTCGACCTCGAGAGCGACGACGCGATCGTTGCCGCCGCGAGCCGCGGCCGGCGCGTGGCCGGGCCGACCGCACGCGTCTGGATCCAGCCGGACTATTCGTTCGTCGAAGCGGCGATCGCCCACTACGCGCACACCAGGTTCTGCGCGCTGCTCCGCTTCGCGCCCGACACGGGGTGGTTCGCCGCCCTGTGGCCGCACGTGCGCGTACTCGCGATCCCGCGCGAGCGGATCGCCTTCGAGGCGCCCGACGGCATCGAGGCCGACGGTGCGCCGTTCCCCCACGCCCTCTACTACACCGACGCGCGCGACCTCACGGCTGCTGTCCGCGAGTTGTGCATCGTGCTGCGCGTCGATCAGAACACCTGACCCGCGAAAGGAACACCGACACCATGGCAAAGAAGCAAGCTGAACTACCGGGCACGCGGCGCGACGACGAGCCGCCCGAGCAAGAGCCGATCAAGGCGCTCGACGATCTGTGCGGCGAACTCGACAAGCGCAAGGGCGCCGCGATCAAGGCCGGGCAGAACGTCGTCGACACCAAGACGAAGATCCAGGCCGAGCTGCGCAATCGCGGAATCACCTCCTACCGCTACGAGGACGCGAAAGGCGTGGAGCGCGAGGTGTTCCTCAACGAGGGCATTCGCACGCGCAAGGTCAAGACCGAGGACAGCGGGGACGACGAGTGATCGACGGTCGGCGCATCCTCTCGCGCGGCGACCTGTTCCCCGGGCAGCATGTGCGGCCAGCGGGCGAGGGAGAGCGGACATGCCACGCGACCGTCAAGCTCGACGGCTTCGGGTACCAGTGCGCGCGCGGGGTCATCGACGGGTTCCACGAGGGCATCCACGATGCGCTCAGGACCCACCATGACGGCGGGGCGGTGCGCTGGTGACCTCGGGCGAGCGCATGGTCTGGGCGGAAGCGTTCGTGATGGCGCTCGCCGAGGCGTGGAGCAACGAGCAAGCGGCCAAGGCCGGCGGAGCTACCGTGCGTCGCCTGCGCAGCGTCGATCGGTCCGCGCTCGGTGACGACGATCGCGCGATGTTCGACGACATGCTCGGGGTGCCGCGATGAGCGACGAGGCCGACCCTCTCGAGGACGCTCGCATGGAGGAACTCGCCGCGGTCCCTGTTGAGCCGCGCAAGAAGCGCAAGGCGTCGACCAGTCCGACGGCGCGGACGCTGGCCGAGTGCCGCAAGCGCGGATGGATTGCCCAGGTGGTCGAGCAGCACCTGCCGTTCCCCAAGCCGTTCGGCACCAAGCGCGACTTGTTCGGGGTCATCGACATCGTGGCGATCGAGCCGAGCCGGCCCGCCTTCGGACCGGGGGAGATTGGCACGCCGGCGGTGCTGATCGGAATCCAGGCCACGGCGTCGGCCGCGCACCACGCGCACCGCCGCGCGAAGATCCTGGCCGAGCCGCGCATGCGCGACTGGCTGGAGACCGGAGCGCGCCTCGAGCTGTGGAGCTGGGCGAAGCAGGGCGCGCGCGGCAAGGCCAAGCGCTGGACCCTGCGCGTCGAGGCGTTCACGGTCGAGAACTGGCGCGACAACAGCCTGCCGGCCGAGCTCGTGCCCGATGCGATCGCGGTGCACTTGGCGCGGAGGACGCGAGCGTGAGCGCTGGAGAATCAGACTCTTGCCGCGTGAATGCACATCTCACTGGCAGTCTCGAAGATCGCTATTGCGGAGATGGCCAGTCGGCAGTATATCTAGTTCATGAACAGCACGGACAACATGGTCGCCCTCAAGAACGCCCTCAACGCCGCCTGGCCCGTCGTCATCACCCGCGATGGGCACGAGCGCGTCGCCCCCGGCTCGAAGGCGGTCGCGGTGAAGGTGGGCGCCAAGGTTGGCAACCTGATCTCGGTCACGGACGACGGCTGGGTCGAGATTCAGCTCGCCGGCGAGACGCGGCGCGACGAGTACCCGATCGAGCAGGTCGAGCTCGCCTCGCAGGCCGAGGTCGAAGCGGCCTACGCGTAAGCGGACCGGCCCGAGCAAATCGGGATCTGATCGTAAGCTGCCGGCTTGACGAGTTCAGGCATCAGGCCTGCAATCTGGTGCTCGCAGCGGGAGGCCGCCCGTGAGCACTGAACGGGATCCGGTGTTCGGCTGCGAGCTCGCCACCGGTCGGCTTGACCGCGACGGCTACGCGTTCCATGGCCGGACCCGAGCCCACATCGCGGCATGGGAGCGCGCCAACGGCCCGGTGCCGCCCGGCAAGGAGCTCGACCACCTGTGCCGGCGCCGCCACTGCGTCGCGGTCCACCACCTCGAGCCGGTCGACCGACGCGAGAACGAGCGCCGCAAGGACTGGACGTACCGCGTGAAGAGAACGCGCTGCCCACGCGGTCACGACATGGGCCTCCACCACCAGGTGACGCCCGAGCGCGGCGTAGTGTGCCGCATGTGCAACCGCGACGCCGGAGCGATCGCTTGACTGCCCAGCGGTCGCAGGTGCAACGTGGTTGCGACAGCGCTTGACCACCCCCGGGTATATGTTCCCCCCTACCCCGGGGGTGCCGCGGGCGAGCGCAGGCCAGCCAGGGTTCGAGGGCCGAAATCACAAAAAATGGCCGACGCCGACGAGATCCAGCCCCCGACCGACGCCGATCTGCTCGAAAAGGCGCGGATTTCGCTCGCCAAGAGCATGGAGACCCTCGAAATCTGCCTCGAGCGCGTCCGCAAGCAGCTCGCGACCGAGCAGGGGTACGACGCCAAGCTCGGCAGCCACCTCGCATGGGTCACCAGCCACATGGCAGGGGTCACCAACGCGCTGCGGCAGCTCGAGAAGCACGATCGGCACATGGCCCGGACCCCCGAGCAGCGCCACGAGCTGGTCCTGGCCTACCTGCAGCAGCTCGACCCCATCCGGCGTGCCGATGTCCGCGCCAAGCTCGACCAGCTCGACCAGAAGCGGAGCATCCTGTCGTGACCGCGGCGATCATGCAGCTCGTCGACGCCTACGCCGAGTCGGCAGAGGACGAACTCGCCGCGGAAGAAGCCTCGCTGTGCTCCGCCACGAAGGCCCAGGCCACGGAGCGACGCCGCCGGCGCCGGGAGGCCGTGGAAGCCGCGCTGGCGGCCCCGCCGGCGGCCGGGCGACCGCCGATCGAGCGCTACGCCCGCTGCTCGGTGAAGGGCAACGGCTGGATCGTCGAGCCGGGCATCGAGTGGCGCGAGGGCGACTGCTTCGATCCCCTGGTGTTCGAGCTCGAGCTCATCGCGAACGCAGTGGTCGGCGTGGCGCCGCTGGCCGGGCCGATGGATGCCGCGCGGATCGCGGAGCCGATGTTCGCGGCGCGCTGGCCCGGCCGGGCGTATTTCGTCGAGGTGCACGACGAGAAGTTCGAGCGCTGGACACAGATCTTCCAGCCGTACGGCGTTCCGCGCGGGGCGCCATGACCTGGAAGCTCACCGAGCGCTCGAACCCTGGCGCGCCGATCCGCAGCGACTACGAGTGCCCGGTGCACGGCTACTTCGAGGCGACGCTGCCGCGGGACGAGAGCGGCGACCCGCCGGAGACCGCGGAGTGCTCTGCCAGCAAGCTTCGGATCTGCTTGAACTGCGACGACGAGGCGTGCGCGGGCTGCGGTGACTGGGTCGGTGTCATCAAGTGCGGCGCAGCGTCGCCGTGGCGCCCCTCAGCGCCCCTCACGCGCTCGAAGCTCGGTGAGCTCGACCAGGGCAAGGTGTTCGACTATTCGATGCCCGATCGCGCAGTGCTCGACACGCGACCGCTCGCCGACGGGATGCCGATGCACGAATGGCGCGCCAAGCAGCTCGCGATCACCCGCGATGCGGCGATCGCGCAGCGCCGCCAGCGCACCGGCCGCGGCGGCAAGGTGTTCAGCCGGTGAGCGCGCCGTTCCGCGAGCTGTTCGTCGAGCTGCCGACGGCGGTGTTCGAGACGCTGCGCGCGATCGGCGAGGGCGCGGTCGAGAAAGCGCGCACCGGCGACTACGCGTACATGTTCAAGACGCACTACGTACCGCGGCCGGCGCCGGCGCGCCGTGCGTCGCTGTTCGAGAGTCGCCACACGCGGCTGATCGCGCATCGCTACGGCTGGATCGATGCCGAGCTGCGGAAGATGATCGATCGGGACAGCCTGCAGCTTGGCGTCATTCTCAACTGCGGGCATCTCCAGCGCTACGAGGTGAACGAGCTCTCGATCCTGCGCTGCTCATCCGCGGCGGACGAGGTTGCTCTGCTCGACAGTGTCGTCGACGGGACGTTGAGGGGCTGCAGCTGCGTTCAGCGCCCGCCGCGGGACGCATGACCGCCTACCGCCCGATGGTCGAGGCCGATCTCGAGTTCGTGATCTCGGGCTGGTCTAGCTCGTACCGGCTGTACGCCGGCCTGTTCGCGATGGAGACCTACGCCGACGTGATGCACGCCGAGCTCGCGACGATCCTCGCCCGGCCCAGCACTGCGGTGACGATCGCGCACGAGCCGGGCGAGTTCGTCGAGACCGAGAACGGCCCGCGCGAGTTCGCCTACGGTTTCATCGCGACGCGCACCGACCTGCCCGAGCCGTACATCTACTACGTGTTCGTCAAAGGCGCGTACCGGCGCGCGCGGCGCCGGCTCGGTCTCGAGGTCGGCCATGCCACCTCGCTGCTGCGCGCCGCCGGCATCGACGCCCGCCGTCCGTTCCGCTACGGGGCCGAGACGCCGCTGGGTCGGCGGCTGGTCCGCCATCTTCCGTTCGCGACCTACGATCAACTCCCAGCCCGCTTCGAAAGGCCACGATGAGCACCGCAGCACCACTTCCCGGACCACAGGCGCCCAAGGACGCGATCAGGATCAGGCACGTGCGGTTCGCTACCGCCCCGGGCCAGGGTCTCATCATCGGCTCGCCGCGCGAGGGCGATGATCACAAGTACGCGCGCGAGGCGCCGCAGCTCAACGGCTACGACATCTTCCTCGTCGAGAAGCGCCAGGCGCTCCGCTTCGATTACTACGCCGACGGCAAGTGGCAGACCACGAAGTGGATGCACATCTCGCAGGTCCGCACGTGGGAGGAATGGGATGCGCCCGCCGGCGCGCCCGCCGGTCAGTCGAGCAGCGCGGCGTAGTTGTCCTGGAACATGTGCGAGTAGTCGCCGGTGGCCGGAGGCGGCCTCGGGACGTAGCCGGGCGCCCGCGAGTCCGCGACGGGCGGGGGCGCTGAGGTCATGAACTCGGCGAGCTTCACGCGGCCGTAGACCAGGCAGTCGGTCGAGTGGTTCGGCTGGCCTGGCCGCTCGATCTGCTTGCCCGACTTGCTCTCGTCCCACTGCAGGTCGAGCAGCTGCTCCTCGAGCTCGCTGTCCTTGAGGACCTTGATCCGGCCGGCCACCAGGTCGCCGTTGACGACGTCGATCGCACCGATCTTGTAGTTGAGGCCCTTCTTTGCCGGGTCGAAGTGGATGCCGTACACACTCGAGAGCTCGGCGAGCACGGCCTCGGACATCTGGTGGGCGGTGTCGGCGATCATGCCGGCGGGCCAGCCGCCGATCGCGCCGATCAGGGCGCCCGGGGCCGCGGGCGTGAACTCGGGCCGCGGCCCCATGATCGCATTCGCGGTCAGCTGCGCGGTGAGACCCCGCAGCTCGAAGCACCAGCGGTGATAGATGGTGCGCGTCGGGTCCTCGGGCGAGAACGCAAACAGGTTGATCGCCGTCGGGTCGCTGTAGCCGGGGTCCATGGCGAGGACGTGGATCCACTTCGCGAAGCCCGCGGGCAGCTTGGCGACGCCCAGGGGGCCGACGCGCTCGGGGTCCCACTGGTTCCACACCTCGCCGGTCTCGAGGTTGTGGGGCCGGTAGCTGTACACGTTGATCGTGTCGTCGGAGGCCCACTCGCCGTCGTACTCGCGGCGCTTGATCGGATGATCTTCGGCGTAGCCGGCCTCGCGGATGCGCTTCTGCTGGACCTCGTAGAGCTCGAGCAGCGCCGCGATCGGCCGATCCCTGGTGGCCTCGATCGCGCTCGCCAGGCTCCACTTGTGGACGGTCCACGGCCTGGTCGATTCGGCGGTGCGCTCCTTGTGGAGCTGGCCGAGCTCGCTGCCGCGGCGGGTGACGTCGTAGAAAAGGCCCTTGAGCCGGCGGCCCGGAGTGCCGATCAGCCAGAGCGCGCCCAGGAGCCGCGGGCCGATGACCGAATCGATCAAGAGCTTGATCAGTTCGTCGCCGTGGCTTGCGGCCTCGTCGATACCGACCTCGTGGTAGCTCTCGCCGCGAAGGCTCTCGATGTAGCCCGGCTTGTCGGCGCCGAACAGCTGCAGGCGCGCGCCATTCTTGGGTAGGAACACCCGGAGCGTCGACTCGTTGTAGATGACGTCCTTGCCGGTGACGAAGCCGAGGTTCCGGAAGATCTTCTTCAGCGGCTCCCACAGCAGGCGCTTGGCGTGGTCGCGGAACTTCGCCAGGTAGAAGCAGTTCGCGCCCGGCGTCGTGAGCATGCGACGCAGGAACCGAACCGCGCCGCCCATCGTCTTGCCGCCGCCGCGGCCGACCAGCGCGGCGATGAGGTCGCCCGGATCGAGGACGAAATCGCGCTGCGCCGGGTGGCACTCGGCGACGGCCATGTCGACGAGGCCGAGCCAGTGCGACGTGTCGGCGGCCGTGAGCTGGCGCTCGGTCTCTTCGAGGCCGACGTCGAGTCGGCGCAGCACGGAGCGCTAGACCCCGGGGGCCAGCTGCATCGCTTGCGGCGAGAACGCGGCCTGCGGCGTGCTCATCGGTGGCCCGCCGGGCAGGGGTGGCATCCCGTTGCCGTTCGCCGGCGGCGCGCCGGGCGTTCCGGGCCCGCCCGCGGGCATGGACTGGTCAGGGCCGACCGCGTTGCCGTTGGCGGCCGTGCCCTGGGCCATCCACGCGGCCTGGACGATGAGCGTCCGCAGGTTCTCGAGCACGGCCTCGGGCGCCCGGCCGCGCCGGCCTGTCGTCCAGTCGAGGTACTGCTGCTGCGCCCGCCAGACCAGCAGCTTCAGGTTCATGAACGGCTCGGGCACGACCGTGCCGCCGTCTGCGATCTCCTCGAGGCAGTTCTCGACGTTCTCGATCGCCGCGGTGAACAGCGACATCTCGCGCTCGAGGTCGGGGTGCTTGATGAGTCGGCGCGCACTGTCGGTCGAAATGATGCCGGCCTGGGCCCACTCCGCGACGAGCTGCTCGCGGCCGGCGCGGGATCGGTTGAGCGTCGACGCCGCGCCGATCCAGTAGCGGACCTCGGTCATGTCGACGTCGGACCAGGCGATCGTGCGCGAGCCGAAGCGCGTCTTGCGCGTCACCTTCGGGGCGTCGGCGCCAAGCTTCTTGCAGACGTGGAGCATCAGCCAGACCACGTCGAGCGCGAAGCTCTCGAAGTCGGCCTCCTGCTCGGCGAAACGCATGGTCACCTTGTCGTGGTACTCGCGGATCGCGGCGCCGGTCTCGAGACCGGCCGGCTTGATGGCCTGCGCCGTCATTCGGCTGACGCCGGAGACCTCGAACACCTTGCCGGAGAGCCGCTCTGCGTCGCGGAGCTCCTCGGGGGCCACGGTCGGCGGCTGCACCGTGATCGGGTGCTGGCTGCCGTTGTAGACCGCCACGGTCCCCAGCGTGTTCTGCATCGCGGACGTCGTGGCCATCGCGAGCGCGGCATCCTGCTGCTGCACCCACGTGGTCGGGAACGCGCCCTGGTCGAGCTTGCGATCGTTCTGCAGGTTGCGCCGGTTCAGGCCGAGTTGGATGGTCGCGACGCGCTCGGCGACGCCGATGCCGTACCAACCCTCGGTCGGCCGCGACCAGCGCATCACCGCGAAGGGGAAAAAGTCGTCCTCGTAGACCTCGTCCAGAAGGTCGCAGCCGTCGATCGCGATGACGTGCCGCCCAGCGACGTAGCCGGTCATGCCCTTGACGCCGATCGGTAGGCGCCAGCTCTCGATCACGACGACGTCGTTGCGGCGCATCGGGCGCCAGCCGGCCCACTTGACCCACTTGCCGACGCCGCCCTGGGCCTGCTCGATCTGCTGCTTGAACTTCGGGTAGCTCGCCTTCAGCTCGTCGCGATCGATGGTGGTGCGGTAGTGGAGCTGCTGGGGGTCACCGTTGCGGGTTTCGAGCTCGTCGACCACGATGTCGTCGACCATCGCCGGCTCGACGCGGAGCCGCTTGAATGAGTCCGCCCAGACCTTGCAGAGCGCCGTGCCCTTGACCGCGCCGCCCGCCTTGAACGCGTGGCGGCACTTCTGCGGCACTTTGAACAGCTTGCCGAGCTGCTCGACGTAGAGCTCGAGCAGTCGGGCGCGGCGCTGCACGGACCACTCGGCGTCGTCGGTGTCAAAGACGGCGCGGATCTCGGTGGTGGCGATCGTCGCGCTGATCGTGTCGATCGCCGAGGCGAGCGCGTTCTCGTGCACCCGCCCGTACTCGCGCCCCCTGACCGGGTCGCCCGGAAGCGCGGTGCTGTCGTAGAGCCGCGCGAGGCGAAGGAACTTGTTGAAACGGTCGAAGAGGCCACGGTCTACGGTCCGAACGTAGGTGAACAGGGCGCCGGCGACCTTGCCCTTGTCGGCCTGCCACCAGCTGGCGGTCACTGCGCGTCCTCGGGCGAGAGCGTGTAGCCCGGGATCGAGGACAGCGGGTCATCGAGCTCCGTGCTGGCCCGGCCGCTGGCGGGCGGCGGGGGCGGAGTCGTCATGGGCGGCGGCGGCGGCGGCGGCGCGAACCGGACGGTAACCCCCTCCATGGACAGCTCGAGCACGCCGGCCGCCCGCAGCGCTGGGGCGTGCTTGACCAGGAGCTCGGCCCACTGCTCCGGGGTCATCCGGCGGCCCTGAGCTTATTGCAATGCTCCTGCAACTGCATCTTCTTGACATGTGACACGCGCTCATGTCACGAGTCAACACTGATGCCCGATCCGGCGCCCGTGACCGCGCCCACTCCGCCGCCCGCGCCGGCTGCGGTTGATCCCGCGGCTGCGCGGCGGGCGGCGACCCGGGCCGCGATCGCAGCGGGCGCGCACCGTCCGGCGGCCCCTGCCCCGACGACGACGACGCCGGCCCCTGCAGCTGCCCCCGCCCCCGCCGCGGCGCTGCCCGCGCCGGCCGCGGGAACGCCGCCACCGGCTCCCGCTGCGCCAGCAGAGCCGCCGGCCGCCGGCGAACCGCCGGATGCGCAGGCCGCGTTCCGCAAGCAGGAGCAGCACCTCCGCCGCCAGCTCGCGGCCGAGCGCGAGGAGATGAAAGCGCAGTTCGAGCAGCAGCGGCAGACGTGGATGCCGCGGCTGCAGCGCGCCGAGGAGATCGAGCGGCGCCACGCCAACCTCGGCAAGGACCCGTTCGCGCTGGTCGACCTGGTCCGGAGCGCCGGCTACGCCGATGCCGACCTGGTTCCGCTGTCGCAGCTGTTCTATGCCGCCAGCCCCGAGGGACAGAAGGATCCCAAGTACAAGGAGGTGGCCCAGCGCGCCCTTCGCGACCGCGGCCACACCGACAGCGTCTCAAAGCTCGAGCGCGAGCTCACCGAGCTCAAGCAGCAGCTGGCGCAGCGCGAGCAGCAGTCGACCGCGTCGGCGTACATCGACCAGTTCGTCGACACCGTCGCCAAGGGCGTGAGCGACGCGACGCCGATCGCCAAGGCAGCGCTCGCCAAGAACCCGCGGCTTGCCCGACAGCAGATCGCCGCAACCGCGGCGCGCCTCTACCAGGAGAGCGGCCCCTCGGACGACGCGCGCGAGGAGCCGTCCCACGCCAAGGTCCTCGAGGCGTACGAGGCCGACCGCGCCGCCGAGCTCGAGCTCTACGGCGTCGACCCCAAGGCGCTCGGCCGGGCTGCCGCCCCCGCAGCAGCGCCAGCCGCCGCGCCAGCCGCCGCGCCAGCCGCCGCGCCAGCCGCCGCGCCAGCCGCTCCCGCCGCGCCGGCACCCCCGAAGTCTCAACGGCTCTCGCGCGCCGAGCTCCTCGCCAAAATCGAGGAGAACAGGCGGCGTCGCGCGGCCATCACCGCCACCTGACCGAAGCCCGAACCGCACCGCGCCCGCAAGACCGAAGGGCGCACCGAAGCCCGATCCACCAGCCGACAAGACCGACGGCGACCTGATCCGCCCGAACCACCTCGCACCGCGAGGGGAGTCTTGTCATGGCAGTTACCAATACCGCATCAACCGCGGCGTACATCTTCAAGACGCAGTACGCGACCGGGATCGCCGACGTCGCGCTGCGCATGCACCCGACCCTCGAGCAGATCCTCAAGGAGTCGAAGGCGCCCGGTCACGAGGGCCAGTTCGTCGGCAGCGACTTCCGCTACCCGATGAAGTTCGGCAACCCCCAGGGCGTCTCGAACACGTTCTCATTCTCGCAGTCGCAGGCGAGCGCCACCAAGGGCGTGCAGTTCGTCGCGACGGCGAGCCTCAAGTACGGCAACGTGCTCGTCGGTGGCCCGGACATCCTCAAGTGCGAGGACGACGGCGCGTTCACCGACCTGGTGACGCTGACCACCGACGACACCATCAACGCGACGGTCGGCCACCTCGCGTTCGACCTGTTCCGCACCTCGGCGGCGACGCGCGGCAAGCGCGCCAGCATCTCGAGCAACACGGTGCAGCTCGCGACGGTCGACGACGCGCGCAACTTCGAGATCGACCAGACGGTGAGCGCAGCGCAGAACGCTGATGGCACGAGCCCGCGCACCGGCACCACCACGGTGACCGCGGTCAACCTGTCGCTCGGCCAGATCACGCTCGCCAGCGCGGCCGCAATCTCGGGCTTCGCCGACAACGACTTCCTGTTCAACGCCGGCGACGCCGGGACCTCGATGAACGGGATGGAGGACAACACGCCGATCGCGACGCCGACTTCGGGCGTGCTGTTCCGCAACGTCGATCGCTTCGTCTACCCCGAGCGGCTCTCGGGCACCCGGCTCACCACGACCGTGTCGCTCAATCAGACGCTCGAGGAGAGCGCCGGTCTCGCCGGGATCCAGGTCCGCTCGGTCGGCGGCATGGTGACCGACGTCGTCATCAACCCGCTCAACTTCTGGGGCGTGGTCCGGCGCGGCAACGCGAAGGTCATCTACCAGGAGGCCGGCGGCCAGCTCGAGTACGGCTTCGAGACCGCGTACGTCACCACCCCGGCCGGTCGCATGCGGCTCTGGTCGGATCCGGACTGCCCGATCGACCGCGTGCGCGGCTACAAGCCGGAATCGCACTACATCCGGCGCTCGGGCGAGCTCGTCCACATCATCATGGACGACGAGAACCCGAACCTGCGCTCGGCCAACGCCGACAGCATCGAGACGCGGGTGCGGTTCCACGGCAACTACATCCAGAACAACACCCGCGACCACTTCGTGTTCCAGATCTGAGGAGTTCCACATGGCGAATGGCGATCTGGTCAACATCATGGGGCTCCCGAACCGGGAGCTCACCGTCCCGCAGGTCAACGGCCTGCCCACCCAGCAGCGCATGTCGCGCTACGGCGAGCAGCTCATGCAGCTCACCGATCCGCGGCAGAGCGCCGACGAGGGGAGCTACTTCGTCGCGACAAACCCGACGCTCGGAAGCGCGATCACCGGCACCGCGGCGCCGACCGCGTTCAGCGCGACGGTCGCGCTGCTCTCGCTCTACAACTCGCTGACCGCGACGTCGGCGCCGGCCAAGCGCGTCTACCTCGAGTGGATCGCACTCGAGGTCCGCGCGGCCGGCACGAACGGCACGAGCTTCCAGTTCGCGATGTCGATCGACAGCGGCAACCGCTTCGGCAGCGGCGGCACGCCGCTGCCGGCGGTCAACCCGAACATGGACAGCGGGTTCGCGTCGATCTCGACGATCAACTTCGGCGCGCTGACTGCGAGCGCGGCGAGCGCGGCGGTCCGCCGGGTCAAGCACGGGCAGATCCGGCCGGCCATCAAGGTGATCGGCGACGTCTACCTGTTCACGTTCGGCCAGCCCACCGTGTCGCCGAGCGGCGCGGACATCGGCGGCACCAACGTCCAGCTCATCCCGGTCCACTGCCCGCCGGTCATCCTTGGCCCCAACCAGAGCTTCTTGCTCCACGAGATCGCCCCGTCGCAGTCGGTCGCCGCGACGTACGAGATCTCGCTGGGCCTGAGGGAGCGCTGAGCCATGTCCTACGGAGCAGCACCCGTCATCAGCGACGTCGTCGGCGGCGAGTACAGCCGGCTCGCCCGGTTCGCCGGCGGCGCCGCGGCCGTTGTCGACCTCGTCTCGGTCGGCTTCACCGTCAACTACATCTCGACCGGCGTCGTCGACCTGGTCTGGCAGGAGTACCCCGGCACGTACCTCGGCATCATCGGTTACGGCTTCGAGGCCGACACGCCGTCGGGCGTTGCGGGCTTCACCGTCTGCGCCGGTGCCTACAACACCACGACACGCACGCTGCGCCTGAACATCAACAACGGGTCGAACGCGCTCGCGGACCTGACCGCGACGCAGCGGTTGACCGTCCGCATCGCGTTCGCGATGCAGAACCTGACGATGTGAGGCGATGCCCCGGCTGATCCTGATGAGCGATGCCGTCCTCCGCTGTCAGCGCCGCGCTGACATGGAGGGCGATAGCATCCTCGCGCCGACCGAGTGGAAGGCGCTCATCAGCGAGCAGTACGGGCAGCTGTATTCGACCGTGGTGTCGGCGGGAATGCGCTACTTCGAGTCGACCGACACGGTCACTGCGACCGGCGCTGCGACGTACCCGCTGCCGGCCGATCACGACGCGACGATCGGCGTCGACCGCCTGATCGACGCGGTGAGCGGACGCTGGGAGCCGCTCGGCGAGCTCATGATCCAGGAGCGCGACGTGATGACCGGCCAGGTCGCCGACGCGACGGCCTACGCCGTCGTGGGCCAGACGCTCGTGCTCTCGCCCAGGCCGCCGAGCGGTACGTACCGGCACATCTACGTGCCCCAATCGCCGGACCTGTCCTCGCTGGCCGACCTGTCGATGTTCGACCTCATCACGTCCGACGGCGAGGCGTTCTTGATCTGGGGCGTCGCGGTCAAGGCCCTGCCCAAGCGCGACCGCGACCCGACCCTGGCCATCACCGAGCGCGACGCCGCCGGCAAGCGGTTCGCGGTCGACGTCCAGCGGCGCGCGCTGGTGAACCCGCGCCGCCGCATCCCGAGGGGGTCCGGCGGGGCCGGCCCATGCGGCGGGGGCGGCTACGACTGGGAGTACTGGGATCCCGGCGCGTGGCACTGGCGGTGGGGCCAATGAAGTTCACGGCCGCGCTCGCGCAGGTGCTCAAGGACCCGCTGTTCGAGGCGGTGCGCCGCAACATCGACCAGCGCATCCGCGAGCTGCAGGCGCTCGTGTGCGCCGACATCCGGGTGATCCGCGACGTCGAACTGCCGAACCCGAGCGTCGTGTTCGTGCCGCACGGCCTGGGCCGCGCGCCGCGCGCCGTGATCTTGTCGGTGCCGCGCGCGCCGGATGGCACTGGCGTCCTGGTCGGCCTGGTCGAGGAGGTCCGCGGCACGGTCGGCGGCAAGCCGGTCGACAGCACGAAGGTGATCGCGCTCGTCACCGGCGCATTCGGCACGACCGTGACCATCGACGTGGTGGTGTTCTGATGGCGCGCCTCACCTGGACCACGATCCAGATCCCGTTCGGGCGCGGGCTCGACCAGAAGAAGGATCCGCGCGCGGCCTCGCCGCCGAACCTGTCGATCGCGCGCGACGTCCACTTCGAGCTCCTGGGCGGGTTGCAGCCGCGACCGCCGTTCGCGGCGATGTCCAACGCCATCTTCGGTGGCGGCACGCTCGCGAACTGCCGGCAGATCGTGGCCAACGGTGACGAGCTGCTCGTGTTCACCGACACCGCGCTCTACAGCTGGAACGCCCAGCTCGCGGCGTGGGTGCTGCGCGGGACGCACCTGGCGTGCGCGGTCGCCGAGACCCCGCGCTTCGCGACCACCGGCGATCAGGTTCGCGGCGATCGCGCCGAGCTCACGGGCACCATCCTCTACGCCTGGGATGAGGGGTCGAACACGTTCGCCGCGGCGCTAGACAAGGTGACCGGCTCGGTGCTCGCCTCGCCGACATCGCTCGGCGCCAGCACGGCCAGGCCGCGGCTGGTTGCGCTGGCCACGAAGATACTGCTGTTCGTCACCGAGCCGACGACGTTGCGGGTCCGGACGATCGATCCGGCGAACCCGGCGACCGGCATCGCGTCGGCGGGTGTCGCGCTCAACGTGGGCAACGTCCAGGGCCCCTACGACGTCGTGCGCGCCGGGACGCAGGACCTGTGCGTCGGAGCGTTCACGCGCACCGTGTCGACCAGCTACTCGGTGTTCACGGTCACGCCGGCGCTCGGGTCGCTGACGACGACGAAGGCGCGCACGTGCGACGGGCCGATCGCGGTCTCGGCGATTCCGGACGGGACCCAGGTGCAGGTTGTGCGCGCGAACGGCACCAACATCCAGGGCGACCTCCTGACCACGAGCACCCTGGTCGATGTGTTCACGGCACAGGCGGTCGGGACGGTGCTGTCCACGCCGGTCAACCAGATCGCGGCGGCGCACCGCAGCGTGCAGAACGGCGGTGCGTTTCGCTGCTACGCATTCTGGTCGTCGCAGGAGAATGACTCCGACTCCACCTGGCAGAGCAAGTCCAACTGGGTCGACACGGCGAACAGCCTCGGCACGCAGGTGACGTTCGTGCGCCACCTCGGCGTGGCCTCGCGCGCCTTCGACTACGCCGGCTCGGTCTATGTGTGGCTCACGTTCGCCGGCGCCAGCACGACCAACGTCACCGGCCCGTTCCGGATCGCGCCGGTCTCGCTGCAGAACACCTACTTCCTGTACCGCGATGATGCGTTCCTTGTGGCCAAGTCGGTGTTCGGGGAAGGCGGCGGCTTCGCGCCGACGAGCGGCAACCTCCCGGGGGTGGCGCTCGTGTCGGGCTCGACCGGCTTTGCATGGTGCGCGGCGAAGCGCCGCCGCCTCGAGCTGGCCGACGGGAGCGCCGGATTCGCGGCCCGCGAGCCGATCGACGTCACCTTCACGTTCGACACGAACGCGTGCCGCCGCGCCGCGCAACTCGGTCGCACGCTCTACGTCGCCGGCGGCGAGATCCTCCAGTACGACGGGACCCGGCTCGTCGAGGTCGGATTTCACGTCTACCCCTGGGTGCTGAGCGTCATCGACGCGTCGGGCGGCGGCTCGGTGGGCGCCGGCATCTACGCGTACGAGAGCACGTGGCGCTACCAGAATGCCCAGGGCGAGGTCGACCGCTCGACGACGGCGACCATCGCGACCGTCACGGTGAGCGGCAACAGCACGTCGTTCGTCTCGCCCTTTGCGCCCTTGACGGTCACGCACAAGACGGCTGTGCCGCCTGCCGCCGAGATCTGGCGCAGCGCCGTGTCGCCCACGCAGGACGCGCCGCTCTACCTGGTGACCTCGAACGATCCGACCGCGCTCACGAACCCGAACCGCTACATGCCCAACGATCCGACGCTGACCACGCTGCCAGCGTTCAACGACTTCTTTTCCGACGCGACCTTGACCACCAAGGAGGCGAACCCCGAGAACGGCGGCTTCCTCGAGCGCCTCGCGCCGCCGGCCGCGCAGATCGTGATTGCGACCGACACGCGCCTGTTCCTTGCGGGTGTCGCTGGCGATCCGAATCGCGTCTGGCCGTCGCGCGAGCGCGAGGACGGCGCTGTGGCGTCGTTCCATGACGAGCTCCCGGTCGAGGTGCCGCGCATCGGCGGCGCGATCACCGCGATCTGGTTTCAGGACGAGGTCCTCTACGTCGGCCGCGAGACGTCGATCCACGCATTGCCCGGTGTCGGGCTCGACAACCTGAGCCAGGGGCAGCAGTTCGGTCCGCCACGCATCGTCTCGTCGGACGTTGGGCCGGTCTCGCAGGAGGCGCAGGCGCTGACGCCGATCGGCACGCTGTTCAAGAGCCGGAAAGGCTGGCAGTGGCTCGACCGCGGCGGCCAGGTCCGCTACGTCGGCGGCGCTGTGGCGTCGTTCGACACCGACACGGTGCTCGCGATGCACGTGCAGACCTCGCGGCACCAGGTCCGCATTCTGACGAACAGCCGGCTGTTGCTGTGGGACTACCGCGGCGCCGTCGATGCGACCGACGCCGACGGATTCGGGCAATGGGCGGAGTGGACGATCGCCGACGGGCTGCACGCCACGATGTGGCAGGGCCAGTACGTCTACCTGACCACGACCGGCCCCAAGCTCGAGCAGGCCGCGATGACCGGCCTGACCTACGGGGCCGACGTCGAGCTCGACTGGATCAAGCTCGCCGACTTGCAGGGCGCCGGCAAGGTCGGCGCGGTGATGCCGCTCGGCGAGTTCCGGAGCGTATGTCTCGTGCGCGTCCGGCTGGCGCGCGACTACCAGTACGACGGCGCCGGCAACGCCGTCTACTACGACGACAAGGCGTGGTCACCGACCCCGACCGTCGTCGGCAGCGCGCTGCAGCTGCGGCACACGCCCAGTGCGTCGAACGGCAACTGCGAGGCGATCAAGGTGCGGCTGACCGCGGTCACCGAGGCCGTGCGTGCGTCGCTCGTCACCACGGCGCTCTCACCCCAGGTAGCAACGTCGGGGACCGTTTGGAACGCGACGTGGGCGGCGGTCGCGAGCAAGCCCGGCGAGATGGGCAACGCGGTTTCGCTGGCGATCAGCTTCGAGCTCGGCGCGAACGCGATCGACGTGCGCGACCACTTCACGTGGAACGCGTCGGTCGGTCGGTGGGTGGAGAGCCTGAACCGGGTCGGGGTGCGCGTCACCTGCCAGACCAGCTCGCTGTTCGTGTTCGTGCTCGAGGCGGCGATCTCGACGGCGACATCGCTCATCACGCTGACAAGCGCCGATGTGTCCCCGGTGAAGACCGTCAACGCCGCCGCCATGTCCGGGCTCGTGGCGACCGCATCGTTTTCCGGGGGCGCGTACGGCACGCCCACCGGCGAAGCGTTCCGACTGACGGGGCTCGGCCTCGAGGTCGGCATCCAGCCGGGACTCAACCGACACCTCCCCGCGGGGCAGAAGCAGTGAGGGCTCACCATGGGATTTGACCTCGGAGACATCTGGAACCCGGTCGAGCAGTTCCAGGACGCCGTGAACGGCGCCTCCAGTACGTTCGGCGGCCAGTCAGGGGCCGCGGACACCTACAAGCGCACGCCCGGCGGCCTGGTCCCGTCCACGCAGGGCCAGCTGCTCGCGCAGCAGACCGGGCTCCCCGCCCCGGTCGGCGTCAACGATGGCACGCGCCAAGCTCTGCTCGCGCAGCAGGGCGGCATCGCGGGGCAGTTCGCCGACCAGAATCAGAAGAGCTACAACGCGTACGGACAGCAAGGCCAGCAAGCGCTCGGTGGTCTGCAGGCGATCGCGAACGGCCAAAATTCGGTCAGCGGGATGCAGCTGCAGCAGGCGATGCAGCAGAACCTCGCGCAGCAGCGCTCGCTCGCCGCGGGCGCCTCGCCGCAGAACAGCGCCATGGCGGCGCGGACCGCGGCGATCCAGGGCGGCCACATCAACTCCGGCCTCGCCGGGCAGCAGGCGGTTGCAGGCCTGCAGGAGCGCAACCAGGCCTGGAACCAGTACGGGCAGCTGCTCGGCACCATGCGCGGCCAGGACCTCAACGCGGCGCTGAGCTCGCGGCAAAACGCGATGAGCGGGTACGGCGCTGGCATGACCGGCGCTCCGCAGCCCTCGTGGATCCAGCAGTACGGCCCAGCGATCGCCGCCGGCGCCGCCGCGGTCGCCTCTGACCGACGCCTGAAGACCGACATCAGCGACGGTGACGCAGCAGCGAACCGCGCGACCAAGAAGCTCTCGCCGTTCGCGTTCGCGTACAAGGACTCCAAGTACGGCGCCGGCAAGCAGCTCGGCGTGATGGCGCAGGACCTCGAGAGCGCCGGCCTGGGCCACGCGGTCATGGACACGCCGCAGGGCAAGATGGTGCACGGCGCGAAGCTCGCGACGAGCAACACCGCCATGATCGCCGCGCTCGGTCGGCGGCTCGCCAAGGTCGAGGCCGAGAAGGCCGGGAAGAAGTAGGCGGTGGCGGGCGACGACGACATCGATCCGAACGCTGCCGCCGCGCCGCTGGCGTGGCCGCCGCCGAGCTGGGATGTGCCAGCCGGCGCGCAGCCGGGCATCGACTGGCCGCCGCCCGCGTGGGGCGCCCCGCTCGCGACGCCCGACGTCGCTGGACCGCCGCCGGTCGACGCGAGCCTTGCCGGCGCACCGCCACCGCAGCTCGACACCGGCCCCGTTCCGACCGTGCCCGGTCCGCTCGCGCCGCCTCCCCCTGCGCCGTCGGGCGTGGCCGGGCTGCCCGACTTCACGATCCATACCGAACAGCCGGGCGAACTACCCGTGCCCGACGCGGTCACCGGCGCCGGCGGGGCGCCGGGCTTCGGTGACGCCGCCGACAAGCGCCTGACGCCGGACCAGCGCTACCAGCAGGTCGCGCAGGACTACGCCGCCCATCCCGATGCGCTGCTCGACAAGATCACGAACGGCGCGATCGACCCCGAAACGCAGCGCTACCTCAACGACTTCGCGCGCCGTGACCCGGCGGGCTTCAGCGAGCTCAACCTGCGCTTGGCCGACGCCAAGATGAAGCGCGCCGCGGCCGACCAGCACCGGATCGCCGACGCCGACTACCAGACCCAGCAGCAGAACCTCGCGATGCGCGACAAGGCCATTCGCGACGCGCAGGCCAAGTCGGCGCAGCTCGATGCCGACGCGCAGCGGATCGCCAACACGAAGATCGACCCGACTGGCGGCATGTCGGTCCCGCAGCGGCTGGCCGGGCTCGTCGCCGCGGTGGTCGGCGGGCTCTACCAGGGCCGCACCGGCAGCGCGCGCAATCCGGGCCTCGACGCGCTCAACGACGTCATCAATCGCAACATCGAGACGCAGAAGGCCGACCTGGCTTCGCAGCGGGAGGGGTTGCAGCAGCGGCGCGGCGCGCTCGCCGAGGAGTACGCGCGCACGGGCGACCTCTACCAGGCCGCCGAGGTGACGCGGCTCGCCGCGCTCAAGCACGCCGACGAGCTGCTCGCGACGCAGCAGCAGGACTACGCACCCGAGGGCACGCGCGGCCTTCAGATCGCGCAGATGCGGGCCGGCGTCCAGGCACAGCAGGCGCAGGCGATGCAGGCATACCAGCAGAAGCAGTTCGACGACAGCATCAAGCTGCAGGGCGTCGCGCGCGAGCAGCAGCTCGCCGACGAGACGCGACGCCACAACCGCGCCACCGAGTCGGCCGAGTGGGCCAAGATCGGCGAATCGAAGAGCAAGGAGGGGCCGCGCTACACGCCCGAGCAGCTCAAGGTCCTCTTCGGGCCCGAGGCCGTCGTGCCGCCGCCGGGCACGCCGCCGATGGCGGTGAAGGACTACCACGCGTGGCAGGAGGCTCACAAAGAGAACCTCGACATCAGCTCGAAGAACAACGCGACGGTGATCCGTGACCCGAACACCTTCGAGCCGCTCGTGGGCAAGGAGGGCCAGCCGGCGCGCGCGGGCGACGCAACGATCGCCGACAAGACCAACGAGCGTCTGAGCCAGGGACAGCGCTTCGTCGACGTGCTCTCGGACATCAACCGCGATCTCGACGCCGATCCTTCGTCGCTCGACTACAAGAAGTTCGCGGCGATCAAGACGAAGTACGAGAACGCGAAGAAGGACCTCATCAAGAGCGTCGGCTCGAACTACACCTCGCGCGAGGTCGAGGCGGTCGACGACATGTTCGGCGGCGGATTCGACGGCTTCACTCAGCGCTTCCTGGGCCGCGGCAAGGCGCAAGCCAGAATCCGCGCGCTCATCGACAACGCCGCGCAGGACACGGTCAGCGAGATCGGCACCAAGTTCGGCGTCAAGATCCCGACCGACGCCAGCGGCAAGCAGACCCTGATCCGAGACACCTCACAGCCCGAGACGCGTCCCAAGACGCCCATCGAGCGCGCCGCCGAGCAGCTCAACACCAACACATGGCAGCTCGACTCCGGCGAGGTGCCCGGCGAGGACCGCGAGTGGGCGATGGCTCGCAACTTGAACCTGCCCTCCGCGCAGGAGTACATCTCCACGCCCGAGGGCCATCGGACCGCCGCGACCGGCTTGCCGCCGTCGAAGCTCCGCATCTTCGATGAGCTCTCGGCCGACGCGCTCGGGCCCGACCTGAAGAAGCGCAAGGACGCGCTCTCGGTGATCGTCGAGCAGGCCAACAACGGGCCCAACGAGGCGCTGCGCGGGTACGCGCGCCAGATCCTCACGAACGTCATCACCCACGGCATCAACACGACGCCCGGGGAGCAGCCGTAGTGCCTGACGCGCCCGACACGACCGTCAACATGGTCACGCCGCAGGGGCAGCCCGTCGAGGTGCCCGCCGGCGAGCTTGAGCTCTACCAGCGCCGCGGGTACCGGCCGGAGTCCGTCGAGGAGTCGGTCGCGCGCGTCGGCGCCGACACCCGCGCCGCGCAGACCAACCCGGTGGAGGCGTTCGGCCAGGCCGCGGCGAGCACTGCGACGTTCGGCGCGTCCGACGTCCTCCAGCGCGCGATCGGCGGCGAGGACGCCCGCATCTACCTCCAGCAGCTCGCCGAGGGGCATCCGACCGCGACCACGGCCGGCTCGGTGGCGGGCGCATTCGTGCCCGGCGGGGCCGGGTCGATCGCCGGTCGCCTGGGCAAGGCCGTGTCCGGACTCGGCGAGGGTGCCGGGTTCCTGGGTCGGGTCGGCATGGGCGCGGCCGGCGGCGCCGCGGAGGGTGCGGCGTTCGGCGCCGCCCAGGCCGTCCACGAGCTCGCGCTGACGGACGAACCGCTGTCGCTCGAGCACATCGGATCTTCGCTGTCCTCGAACATGCTCTACGGCGGCGCGTTCGGTGGTGCCCTGGGCGGCGCCGGCAAAGCGGCCGAGGTCGGACTCGGCAAGGCCAAGGACGCGCTCGACGAGTGGCTCGACCGCCGGGCGCTCAGCAAGGCCGCCGCGGAGTCCCCGGAGGCGCTCGCCTCCGCGGACGTTTCGACGCTCGACGCTCCGAGCCTCCGCAAGGCCGAGGCGAGCGAGGTTGAGCGCATCGAGGCCGAGCGCGCGCCGCAGCGCCAGCAGCTCGTCGACGACATCAGCGAGTTCCGCGACAGGCTACGCGATCGCCGAGTGTTCGAGACCACGCAAGGCGCGGCCGACCGGAATGTGCGCGAGGCCGGAGCCAGTCTGCGCAAGGCCGATTTCTCGTTGCGTGGCGCGCTCGACAACCGGGCAGCGCTCGTCGAGAACCCGCAGAAGCTCCTGCCGTTCCTGCAGCGGCAGGAGCAGGCGATGTCCGAGATCCTCCAGTGGGGCACCGAGGAGGCCGGCAAGCTGGCCCACGCCAACTCCGGCGTCATGGACACGCGGATCGCGATCCGCAATGGCGAGATCCCAGGCTACGTCCCCAGCGCGCTCACGGAAGAGGGCATCCAGAATGCGGCCGAGCTGGAGATGCGGCGCTCCGGCCGTCCACTCCCCTCCAGCTTCCATGACGGTCGCAAGCTTGATGCGATCGAGGCGACGTTTCCGGGCGCGGTCAAGGCGAATCTCGATCTACAGCGCCGCATCGTCGAGCTGGCCGCGGAGCCCGCCTCCGAGCGGCTGACCCAGATCGGCGCGGCGCGCGAGGCGCTCGGCGTGCCCAAGCCGAAATCGCTCGGCGCCTCGGCGCTCCACGCCGCCGCTCACTTCGCAGGGCCCCTTGGCGCCCTGGCGGAACACGGCGCCGGCGCGCTGGGCAGCCTGAAGAAGGTCGGCATCGCGGCGGCGGAACGTGGCGGGCGCGCCGCGAGTTCATTCCTGGGCAAGGCGGCGGCCGTCGCGGCGAAGGCGCCGCTCGCCACCAAGGTGCTGGCCGCCATGCGCTACAGCGACGAGCCGGCCGAGCCCAAGGGCGAGACGCTGCCCGAGCTCTACAAGGCGCGCACCGACGAGGTGAAGCAACAGGTCCAGATCGCAGCTAACGGCACCTTCCAGATGCGCCCCGAGGCGCGGCAGAAGATGGCCGCCCGGCTCGCGGGCATCGGCGCGCTCGACCCGGTCGGCGCGGACCGCCTCGAGACCGCCGGCGCGCTCCGCATCGCCTGGCTTGCGTCGCAGATCCCGCGGCGCCCCGACATGGCCGGCATCCAGGTCGGCCCGGACACCTGGCACCCGAGCGACATGGAGATGCGCTCCTGGGCGCGCAAGGCCGCCGCGGCCGACGATCCGCACGGCGCGCTCGAGCGCGTCGTGTCGGGCCACGTGACGCCCGAGGACGCCAGCACGATGCGCGCGCTCTACCCCGAGATGATGCAGCACTTCATCAACACGGTTTCGACCGAGCTGCCCACGCTGCAGAAGACCCTGCCGTACGAGCGCCGGCTGTCGCTGTCGCTGTTCTCGGGCATCCCCGTCGACCCGGCGCTCGACCCGCGGGTGTTCTCGTTCCTGCAGGGTCAATTCGCGGCCGAGCCGGGCACCGCCGGCGGCACGCAGGCACCCCAGGCGCAGCCGCAGTTCGGCTCGCTGAAGAAGTCCATCGACGCGCCGACGCCGGCGCAGACGCGCGCGCAAGGAGCCCACGTATGACCGACCCGAATCGCCAGCTCAACTCCGCCAACATCGACGCGATCAAGTCCGACGGGACGGCGATCGCGGCCAACAAAGACGGTGCGCCGTCGACCTGGGGCGTCACGCTCGCGAGCGGCACCACCTACCTGTTCCCGATCGGCAGCCAGCGCTCCGCAGTGCCCGCCGAGGCGAGCTACGCGTCGACGCACTTCCGGTGGGACGCGGCGATCATCGTCACTCTCACCCTCGAGACCTGCAACTTCACCGCGACGCGCTCGCCCGACATGCGCGGCGACGTCGACGTGTCGGACTTCGACACCACGGCGGGCAACTGGATGCAGGAGAATCCGAGCGGCGCCTACGTCTCGGGCAGCGGCGCCGGCGGCCTCACCGTCACGAACCTGACCCTGGTGGTCGCCGGCGGCACCGCGGGCGGCTCGACGATCAACCTCGGCAACCTCGCGATGCGGCGCGCGCGCTGGAAGGCCGTGGTCGGCGGCACCGGCGGCAAGATCCGTTGCGCGATCTGGGGGAAGGGCATCTAGCCGGTGATCAACCTCCGCACAGGGCTCGCCACCGGGCTGCGCGCCGGCCTGGCCATCGGACTGCAGGCGGATCCGCTGCGCGCGGCGAACACGTCGATGGCCGGCGTCGCCCAGGATGCGACCAGCGGCAAGTTCCTGCCCGCGAACACGACCCAGTGGAACACCACGATGGCGGCTGCCGGCCTGTCGAGCGGCAACCCGAGCGCGCTCCACCTCCTGCAGGAGGCGTCAGGCAACCCGGCCGACGCGATCGGCTCGATCACGCTCACCGCGAGCGGAACGCTGGCCTACCAGCAGGCCGCGTCGGGCTGGTCGACCAAGGGTATCGGGACCAGCACGGGCGTCGCCGGGCTCATGCAGTCGGTCTCGGCGAGCCTGCCCAACATCTCGACGACGAGCATGCTCGCGCTCGTCTACGCGCTCGTCCCGGCGACGGCCGCGACGTTTCGATCGCTGTTCCAGTTCGGGCCCACCTTCGGCTCGCAGGCCGCGGCGCTGATCGGCAACTCGACGAACAAGAAGCTGCGCGGTGTCGCCGATCCCAACTTCGTCGACGGCGTGGACGATGCCTCCGCCGTGGTGCGCCCGTTCGTGTTGAAGGTCAACCGCACCGGCGCCGCGGCGGCGCTCTACAGCGATGCCGAGAAGCTCGCGCCGACGCTGACCGCCACGCCGACCGGCAAGGGCTACGCGCTCGGCGGCGACAACACTATGTCGTTCTTCCCCGACGCGTTCACGTTCCTCTACAGCGCCGTGTTCTTCGGCGCCGCGGCCGAGCTCTCGGACGCCCAGGTGCGAACGCTGCTGCAAACCCTCGGCTGGATGGTGGCCTGGTAGGCCGCCGAAAGGACCCCGATGCGACTCGCCCTCCTGCTCACCCTGCTCCTCGGCTGCACGGCCGGACTGCCGGCCGCCCCACCCGAGGCGACCGTCGCGAGCGCGATCGCGTTCACGGACCCCGAGCTCGAGGACCTCGCGGTCCGGGCCGCGCTGCTCGACCCGCGCTGTTACGCCATGGCCGGCGTCGACCCAGCGACCGACGCGCTCGACGTCACCGTGCCGGTCAATCACGGCTGGTGGGTCACCAACGCGTTCGCCGTCTACTACGGCGACCCGATCGACGTCGCACAGGACCTGTTCCCGCTGACCCGCCGGGCCGGGTTCATTCGGCCCCTGGACGCGCGGCGCCCGCTCGAGCTCGGCGGCGGCACCCGCGTGCGCAACGCCGTCGGCATCCACCAGGCCTACCTGCTGTACTGCGACCCGGCCGAGGTCTGGGCGCTCGACGCGCGATACGCCGCCGATCCGCGCGGGCTGTACTTCGGCCGGCTCGCCAGGCTGCGCACCATCCCCACCGAGATGGTCGTGCTCGAGGCCACCGCCGGCGGGGCCATCAACGACGACGTGCACGCGGACCTGCCCGCGGTGCCGTTGCTCGTCACGAGCGCCAGCGTCTACGACACGTCATGGGTGACGATCGGCTGTCCGGGCTGGTCGCTGCCCGCGAACGTCCTCAACGAGATCAACAACGCGCACGGCGTGCGGTTCGGCGAGTCCATCATGCAGCCGCTGCCCGCGTGCGGCCCGCGCGTCAGCCTCGAGAAGGGCAACGCCGGCGCCGTGCTCTCGGCGACCGCGACGCTCGACCAGGTGCTCGGCGCGATCAGCTCGGACCCCGCCGTGGCGTTTCCGCAGCACGGCAGCGGAAGTCTGACGTTCCAGCGGCTGCCGGCGGATTGGTGATATGGACGAGACCAAGCTCGCAGCGATGCTCGGCCAGGCGCTCGGCACCGGCGCCGCGGTGGCCGTGCTGTTGCTCATCCTCTGGCGCGTGCTCAAGGGCATCGCCGAGCGCTGGATCGCGTCGCTCGATGCGAACACCCGCGCGATCGCCGAGCACACCACCCGCGACATCGACAGCCACCGCGAGCTCGGCAACCGGATGACCGCGAGCCAGGCCGAGCTCAGCGAAAAGGTGGTGCGTGTCGAGGTCAAGCTCGACAGCGCGCTCAGCTGGCTCGACCGCGATCGCACGCCATCCGAGGTTGAGCGCGAGCGCGAGACCGCGCCCCACCGACGCCGGCGCACGCCGCTGCCGCAACGAGACCCGCACGAATAGGCAACCGGCGCCGCGCGCGCCAGAAGGACCCGACCATGCCCGATACGACTTTCCTGATCGCCCTCGCGGCCGCCATCCTCGGCGCCGCCTCCATGGTGCTCCACGTCGTGGCGCCGCGGACGAAGACTACCCTCGACGACACCATGCGCGACGACATCGACGAGGTGCTCGCCTGGTGGCGCGGGCGACAAGCCGGCGTCGTGCCCGCCACCACCAAGCCGCCCGCCAGTTCGGGCACCGCCGCGCTGCTCGCCCTGGTCGTGCTCGGCCTGGGCGCCGCGGCCTTGCCGGCCTGCGCCACCGCGCGCCCCGCGGTCGCCACCGGCGCCGTGACCTTCCTCGACTGCGAGGACGGCCACCTCGACGCCCAGGCGCTCGCCGACGCAAAGGCGTTCGCAGCTGCCGAGGTCCAGCACTGGATCGCCGGCGGTGTCGCCCCGAGCTCGGACGCGATCCGGGCCGATCTGGCGCCGATCAGCTCGGACCTGGGCCGCTGCGCGATCGCGGCCGCGCTGGCGGCGGTGACCGCTGCGGCGCCGGCGGCGAGCTTGAGCGCGCGGGTGGCCAGCGCCGCACCGCCGGACGGGCTCGGGCTGCGCAGCGCGTTCGCCGCGGCGCGCGCCGAGCTCGGGTGGCCGGTCGTGCGCGTCGCGGGCACCGAGCTGTGACCGGCCCGCGCCCGCTCCACCCGGCCAACGCCGCGGTTCGCCACGCGCTCGCCATGGTCGGGCGCGGCGTCTACGAGCTTGGCGCCGGCGACCTTGGCAGCAACAACGACGACGCCCGGGACTGTTTCGGCTTCGCGGTCTGCGAGTGCTTCGGCCTGCGCCGCCACCGGCCGGGGTTCAACGCCGGCGCATGGGCGAGCGTCTCGGACGACTTGAACTGCAACAGCGCGATCGAGGACGCGGACCACGCGCAGGAGCTGTTCGAGCGCGTCACGACCCCGGCGCCGGGCGCGCTCGTCGCCTACCCGACGATCCGGCTGCCCGGCCAGCCGACGCCGTGGATCGGGCACATCGCGATCGTCGTGGGCGTGTCGCGGTGCACGACCTGGGACCACGAGCGGCCGGACTACAGCCTGCTCGACGTCGTGCAGTGCCACGGGCCGAACGGCAGGCGGCCCGGCATCGTGGCGAGCGACGGAGCGGTGTGGAACCAGCACGACGCCACGTGGCCGAAGCCCGAGCACCGCACGGTGATGCTGCAGGTCAGGCCCTAGCGCGTTCCCAGTTGCAACCCAGCGAACCGCCGTGGGAATCGCCGAATCCTGGGAACAGGTCGGCAGCGGTTCTCGTCGGGCTGGTCAGGATTTAGGTCCCTGTGCCGCAAGGCTTCCCGGTTCGATTCCGGGCGCTCGCACGCTACTTAGCTGACATCGCTCGGCTCGGGAGGGGACGGGTTCCCAAGTCGTTCCCAAGCGCGGCGGTTGGCGGCCGCGCGCGCGGAGTCCCGGCCGATGTACGCACCGGTGGTGACCGCCGGCGTCCCCGCCGCGGCATGGCCCAGCTGGCGAGCCACGGCGAGCCCGGTCTCGCCGGCGTCGGTCGCGAGCGTGGCCTGGGTCCGGCGCAGCGCCTGCGGCGGCAGCACCGGGACGCCGGCCGCGCCAAGCACGCGCCGAACGTGGTCGTAGGCGACCCGGCGCGACCACGCGGAGCCGCCCTCGCTTCGCCCGCGGCTGCGCCGGACCTCGGGGTGGGCGAACAGCGGGGCCTCGCTCGGCCGGCCGACGGTCAGCGCGAGCAGCAGCGGCACGAGCTCGCCCGGGACGACCAGGCGGCGCCGACCCGCGCGGGTCTTGGTCTTGCCGATCCAGAGCAGGCGACCGGCGTCGTCGACGTCGCGGCACACGCGCCGCACGAGCTCGCTCGCTCGCGGGCCGAGTAGCAGGTACGCGAGGGTCAGCACCGCGCCCGGGTCATTGGCGTGCGCGTGGCAGTAGGCCTGCAGCTGTCGGCTCTCGTCGAAGGACAGCCGCGGCTTGTCGGCACCGATAGCCTTGCGGCCGACCGGCTCGACGTCCTCGAACGGGTCGGAGCGGAGCAGGTGGCGCTTGACGCACCACCGGCCCCACATCCTGCCCAGCGCGAGGGCGTTGCGGTGCGTGTCTGCGGCTCGCGCCTGCCCGGCAAGTCGGTGCCCGGCCGGGTAGCGCTGCGCGGCCGCATAGACCTCGTCCCCGCGGCCGCTGACCCAGCGGAGCGAGCGCTCGGCGAAAGGCCCGAGCAGCAGCTCGAGGCGGTCGCGGTAGCTGTCGAGCGTGAGCTGCTCGAGGCCGCGCGCCTGCTTGTCCGCGAGGAACGCCTCGACCGCCGCGCTCACCGTGCGCCCGCTCTGCGCTTCGCCGCGCGCGGCCTCGACGTAGGTTTCAGCGGCTGACCGCGTCGCAAACGTGCGACGTCGTCTCGAGCCATCCGCTCCAACCAGGATGACCCGCCATCGTGCTCCGTGCTTGTAGGGTCCATGAACGCGTTCTCCTCGTCGCATCGGTCGTTGTCCTCTCGACCAGGCGCGGCGATTCCCTCCTTCGACGGTGGTCCGGATTGGAGGCGCGCCGCAAGCTGGTCAGCCAGCTCGGCGGCGAGCGCGCGGATGTCGTCGGGGTGGAGCCGGATCACCGCCGGCGGTCCTCGGGCGGAAGCGGGTAGCCGGTCGAGATCCAGTTGAGCAGCGCGACGGCGCCGAACGCCGAAGCCGCGACGAGCGCGCCCGCCACGATCGGGCCCAACAGCAGCCAGATCGCCACCCACGCCGCGACGCCGAGCGCGTACACGAGCAGCCAGCGGGGAGTGAGGTAGCTCGGCATGGGCTACCCGCAGACGTGGGTGCCGTCACCGAGCAGCACGCACCCGGCGTCGATCCATGAGCCGCCCCACTGGAACAGCGCGCTACAGTCGTTGCCGTCGGCTGTGACCCGGCAGTCGACGGAACCGCTCCCCAGCCACGACCACCCGCTCCCCAGCCACGACCACCCGGGGTAGTTGGCGTCGAGCCAGTTCTCGGTGGTGGACACGATACCACCGCCACCGTCCCCGCCACCCGGGTCCTCGCCGCACAGCACGCACTGGTGCTCGACGGTATCGACCGTGGGCGCGACACCCAGCGTCGAGACGCACCAGCCGGGATGCGAGCCGTTGGGGTCGGTGAACTGGCCGACGCACTGCCCGGCACCGTGACAGGTGATCTGGCAGGTCCAGTCGCTGTTGCAGCTCTCGCCGGCGACGCCGCCGCACGCGACGTCCCATGTGTCGCCACCGCCACCGTTGGGCGCGGGGCACTGGCCAGTTGCCGGGTCGGGATCGCAGTCGGTCTGCCAGTGCGGCGCCTTGGCTGGCGCGGGCGTTGGCGCGCCGGCGGGCTCAACAGCACACGCGGACAACATCACCACAGCAATCGCAATCACCTTCAACATGTCAGTCTCCCTGTCAGTTGCTTTGTCGCATCGCCGGCGGCATGCCGGCGTAGTGCCTGAATCAGAACGGTCCGGGCTCGTTGGACTCGACGCCCTCGCCCCAATCGATGGCGTCGCTCGCGCGCCCGACGCACCACAGATAGACCCACCGCGGTGCGCGCACCCGATGCGCGAGATCGAGCGCGGCGAGCCAGAAGCGGAGGCGCAGACTCACGGCGCCGCCTGAGCTTTCGCAGCCGCGCACTCGGCACGAACTTCCTTGATGACCCGCCACACCGCGCTGCGCGCCACGCCATAGCGCTCGCAGCAGGCCACGATCTCGACACCCTCGTCGAGGTGGAGCAGGGCCGCCTTGCGAGCCTTCTCCGCGACCGTCGCTCGTCGTCCGGGCGTCATGGGGCCTCGTCGTCGTAGATGCCCGCGTCGAACGCCGCGAGGAACGGGCCGCCGAGCAGCTGGGTGAAGATGTCGAGCCGCCGATGCCGATGCGGTCGCCGGCGATGGATGGGGGGCAGACCGGCGGCTACCACGGTGAACTCTCGCGGCACGATCGCCTCTTCGCGGAACAGCACGGGCATGCGGTTCACGGCAACCCCGGCTTTCGAGGGGCCGCCGCCGCGCGGAGCCGTGCATCCACCTGCAGGTGACCGCGGCGGTCGCGTTGGCATCCCTCGCAGCGCGCGAGGTGCGAGGCGAACGCCCCCATACGCTCGGGGTCAAGCTCGCTGTCCATGAACGCGGCCAGGTCGCCGCAGCGCAGGACCTCGACCAGCGCCTCGAGCTCGGCGACGCGACGGCGAAGCCGGTCGATCAGCGACGTGTCATCCCGATCCATTATGCCGACCTCGAGCGCATGCGTGCCGCGGCCTGCGAGTCCATCCAGGTGCGGACCCTGACCGGCGTCCCGAACGCCTCGGTGGGCATGTTGCGAGCGATGTATTCGAGGATCGCGGGCATCGCCGCGCGGGTCTCGTCGTCGGCGCGCGCGAACGCGCCGAACACGTCGCCGGTCAGCAGCCGGTGCGTCGTGTCGCCGGGCCAGAGGCCGTGCAGCCGGTAGTTGTCGAGCGCCGAGCGCACGCACGGCGGGATGCGATTGGGATTGAAAGCGTCCATGGAATGCCTCCGTGTCGAGAGCTGGGTTCGAACCAGCGTTTCCGCGCGTGCCCTGGAGGTGCTTGGGGAGGGAATGCGAACCGCGCGCGGCGTGTCACCAATCCACACTGTCTCGACAGACACCGACGGCGGGGAGGTTGGCGATGGGGGGCCGCCGCCGGCGCTGGCCTGTGCCTCGACTCTCGTCGAGCCCGGAGCCACCCGGGTGCGCGTTGCCTGGAGAGCATCGCGCGCAAATCGAATCAGCCGGCCGACACCTCCTCGGTCGCGAGCCACTGCGGATCGGGGAACGGGCTGTCGGGCTGGTCGACGATCTCCCAGGGCTCGTCGGCCTCCGAGTAGCCGCCCCAGGCGTCGGTCATCTCGTAGATCTGGAGGCGCTCTAGCCAATGCGCCGCGAGCCGAGCGCCTTCCTTGAGCGCGCTCAACCGCACGTCGAACACCTGCACGACGTGCGGCGGCGTGTTCTCCACCGCGACGATGAAGGTCTCGCGCGGCGCGCGCCCGGTCTCGTGACGGACGGCGGCGCGCTGGTCGGCGAGCTGCGCGTGGTAGGCCATCTTCACGGCGTCGCGCAGGAAGAACGCCGGGTGCGCGCTCCGTGTCGTCTTGAGCTCGACGAGCCGGGCGTCGTCGCGCACGTCGGGCGTCGACTGCCGCGCCCGCCCGTTCTGCGCCCAGACAATCGAGCGCTCATGGATGGGGTCGCCCGCGAACAGGAGCTCGGCCGCGCGGCTGTGCGACAGGATCGCCGACGCCATCCGCTGTGCCGCCGCGAGCTCGGACTTCGTCATGATGACCGCGCCGGCGTTCTTCGCGACGAACGCGATCCAGTCCTTGCCCGACCGCGGCGCCGGGGTCAGCGGCGGCAGCGGCTTGCCCTCGCGCTCGGCCTTGTCGCGCCGCTTGACCGAGGCCTCGCTCGGCTGGTCCCACAGCGCCCAAGGCTTGCCGAACGCGATCGCGTGCACGCCGGACCCCAGTCGCTTCGATAGCGAGTCGCTCGACTCGCGCTGGAAGGCGAGCAGGCAGTGCGCGCCCGATACCCCGGCCGCGCGCAGGTGGTGGAAGCGCGCAGGCAGCGTGCGCGGGTCGATCGGCTTGTGGCGCGGGGCCTCGAGGTCCTCGGGCGTCGGCTCGTCAGCGGGCGGATCCCAGTCCTCGTGCGTGGTGGCGTAGGGGTCGGTCATCGTCCCTCCGGGGGCTGTTCGGGCGGCGCATCGGCGGGCGCGCCCGTGCTCGGCACCTTCGCGCGTGGGCGCGTGGGCGCGATTCGGATCGCGTCGGTCTCCTCTTCCTGTTGGGTCGAGTTGTCGAAGTACGTCGTGTGGATCACAACCAACGTGATCCAGCCGCGCCAGCCTTCCCAGTCGTCGGTGCCGGTCAGCTTGCGCATGGCCTTGCAGCCGGCCGCGCCGATGCCGAGCTTCTTGCTCTTGCCCTTGAACGAGAGCGCGATGACGTCCTTCGATTGCCCGGGGTTCTTGACCTTGGCGGGCTTGGCGGCGGTGACCTCGACGTCGAGCTTCGTGCCCGGTGGCCCGAGGTCCTCGGCGTAGAGGAAGTCGGGGTTCTGCCGGCGGATGACCTGGCGCCAGTGGTTCGCCATGGCTACTCGGCCTCCTCGTCGAATTCTACGGCGCTCGGCGGCAACCAGTGCCGCTCGTCGTACGTGCGTGGAGCCGGGCGCGCGAGCGCGGCGCTGATATCCAGGCGGCGGGTCATGTCGCGGCGCACTTGCCGCGCGGTCGCCGCCGGTAGCCGTGGGCGCTCAGCCGATCGCCCGGCCGGCCAGAGGGCCGATACCGCGAGCGTCCCGGCCGCCCCGATCGCGATGCCGGCGAACAGGACGATGAGGAACAGCGTCAGCATGCCGCCCCCCGGACGAGCGTGCCCTCGGGCAGCGGGTCGCGGAACTTGCCGCTGGTGATCAGCGAGCGCAGGTGGCTGATCACCGCGCGCAGCATGGCCACCTCGCCCTGCGCCGCCGCGAGGTCGTTGACGGCGATCTGCGACTGGTCCGCGACCTTGCGCACCCGGGCGAGCAGCTGGGCATGGGCACGGCCGAGCGCGGCCAGCTGGTCGGCTGGCACAGCGGCGCCGTCGCCCGCCGCCAGGACGTCGGCGAGGTGCTCGGTGTCGAGCTCGGTGGCGCTCATACGTCACCGATCCCGAGCATGCGGACGACGCCGCGGGCCGTGCGCTTGGCGATCCGCTGGACCATCTCGTCCGACACGACGTCGCCGTGTCCCTCGATCACCACGGCGTCGGTGAGCTCCTCGGCGACCCAGTACTCGAGGACGCGGATCCACGCCGCGGTGTCGATCTGGCGCCAGATGCCCTGGTCCCAGTCCGGTGCCGGCTTGTGCTCGAGCCCGAGGTGCGCGATCGCGGCGGCCAAGCGCTCGTCGGGCGAGGGGCCGATCTCGATCGGGACCTCGACCAGGGGCTGTAGCCCGCCGCGCATGTCGCGCGCGGCGCGGCGCGGCTCGGCCTCGAAGGCCTCGGCGAGGGTCTCGCGCGTCACGAGCCACCTGCCAGTTTGTTTGCGATCACCTCAGCCAACGTGATCGCCAGCTCCCGGTGGTCGGCCTCGGAGACCGACGGGTGGAGCTGCACCAGCATCTCGGTGGTCGCGTCCGTGATGGTCTGCGTCAACCGCACGCGCTCCCACACGGCGGACTGCCAACGCGTCGGGGGCGGCTCGGTGATGATCCACCGGCGCTGGCCGTCGACCCCGGCGTCCTCGTCGCGGATCTCGCAGGCGCCGGTGACGCCCAGCGCGAGGAGCTCCTGCGGCGACGGGCGCGCCGGCGCGTAGATCGTGACCTCGAGCAGGGTCCGGCGGGTGGCGATCTGGATCACGGCGCAACCTCGGTCTCGATGACCGGGATCCACTGCAGCTGGGCGGCCGGGGGTTTGTGCCAGTCGCACTGCTCCGGCGTGACGTCCCACCCGTAGGCCGCCTTGAGCGCGCGCGACTTGAGGACGTGCTCGCTGGCGGTGGGGTCGAGCAGGTACTCCGCGCACATGTGCCACGCCACCGGATCGCGGTGCGCGGCTCCGGCGTAGTGGACCAGCTCGGTGCGGCCAAGCGCGCGCAGCAGGGCGATCAGCGCGCCGACGAGCAGGCCGCCCGTGGCGAGCACGGTCAGCAGCGCGGCGATGGTGTGGGTGAATGCGGGTGTGGGGCCCGCGGGAATGACGACGGGTTCGATGCTCTCCATGAATCGGATGTACCGATTCGCGAGCGAACCGTCAAGGGGTCAATTCGGAATGTCCGATTCGAGCGGGCCGGCATTCAGCCAGCCGAAGTCGCGAAGCTCTCGATATCGCTCCCGATCGACCCGGGCCAGCGAGATCATCAACCACACGAACTCCGCCTTTGAGACGCGCCTCACCGGACGCCGCCGATCCATCAGATCAGCATCACCCCGCAGCGATGCGCGGCGCAACGGATCTAACGGGGCTTCTCGACAACCAGCCGCGTCCGAGGAGGGCAATGGCGGTGATTGTGGGTCCGGCGGCGGATCCCAGCCGATCGCGGCGTGGATCGCCGGCACGAGGCTCGAGTGGCGGGACTGCGGGTTCGTCAGCGTGTCGTTCATCGTGCTCTGCGCGCAGCCGATTTTCCGGGCGAGATCTTTCTTCGTCATCCCCATCGCCGCCAGCCTGGCACGCACGTCCTCTTGCCATTGAGTTTTAACAGGATACGCGGGGCCGCGCCGATGCACTTCTCTCCTGGCCACACCCTGTTGTAGGCCGGCGATCATTCGATCGTTCCGATTCCGGGCTTGACCGCTGGTTCGGAATGTCCGATTCGTTCCGGAGTGAACCTCGCGAACAACATCAAGACGCTGCGGCTGCGGCGGAAGCTGAAACAGCGTGACGCCGCCGCGCGCGCCGGCGTCGCGCAGTCGACCTGGTGCGACTGGGAGAGCGGCACGAGCTCGCCCCGCGCCAAGCAGATGCCGCGGATCGCCGAGGTCCTCGGCGTGAAGGTGTCGAGGCTCTGGTCGTGAGACTTCAGGGAGCCTGCACGCTAGTCACGCCGCGTCCGGAGCGAAAGCTGCGCGCGGGTTCAGCCCGGCGTGCAGACGCAGGTCTCGCGACCGCCGATCGTCTCGCTGTCCTCGGCGAACCCCATCGGACATCGCGGGAACACGGTCGCGCTGCACTGCTGCCGGCACGCGCCGGCGAGACAGGCGCCGAGCACCCCGTCGCCGCACACGAAGCCCTCGCCGTCCTCGCACGAGGCGCCGACGGGGACGAGCAGGTTGCGCGTGCCCTGGGGCGGCGGCTCGACCGGCGCATCGACCGTGGCGCCGTCGGCCGGCGGGCGCTCCATCCCATCGCTGCACGCCGCGAACAACACCGCTACCACGACCAAACCGATCTGCCGCATGGCCCGAGCGTAGCCACGCAGCCCACCGGCCGCAACGCGCCGCATTTCGCTCCACCAACCTACAGGGCCCGTGTTGGCGGGCGCGAGGCCTCGAGCTCTTGTCGCGCGCCCTCGTGCTCGCGCGGCTTCTCCCTCGACGGCACACGTCGCGTGTTCGATTCACGCCGGGCCCACCGCATCAACGACTGAACACCGCAACAGGAGAAAGGTAATCAGAATGAGCACCCCCAAGAAGATGTATCGCCAAGGAGACGTGCTGATCGTCGCCGTCGATTCGATCCCCAAGGGCGCCGTGGAGGTGCCGCGGAGCAAGCGCGGCGTCGTCCTGGCCGAGGGCGAGGTCACCGGGCACGCGCACCGCATCCCGTCGCGCTCGGCGTCGCTGTACCGCACCGAGGACGACGCGCGGTTCGTGCGCGTGATGGGCCCGGCGCCGGTCGCGCTGAAGCACGAGGAGCACACGGCGATCGCGATCCCGCCGGGCAACTACCGCGTCACCATCCACGCCGAGTACCAGCCGGGCGAGCTGCCGCGCCAGGTGGCCGACTGACCATGGCGGCCAAGCTCACCAAGCTCACCCCCGAGCAGGAAGCGCGGCTCGCGACCTTCCGCGAGGAGTGGCGCGCGATCGGCACGCGCACGGGCCACGATGCCGAGTGCGTCGAGCTCGGACGCGCCGCTGTGCTCGACGCCTATTCCGCGATCGGCGTCGATCCGCCGCGCCTCGTGCTGTGGGCGCAGTCGCCGCTGCAGGCGCTGCTCATGCACTGGGCGCTGCGCGGCATGGTCACAGCGAAGGGGCCAGCGTCGGCGCCGACAGGCGTCGACCTGGACTCTTCGCTCCGGGGCCAGCTCTGGGGCCAGCTCTGGGGCCAGCTCGGGGGCCAGCTCGGGGACCAGCTCCGGGGCCAGCTCTGGGGCCAGCTCTGGGACCAGCTCCGGGGCCAGCTCTGGGACCAGCTCGGGGGCCAGCTCGGGGGCCAGCTCGGGGACCAGCTCTGGGACCAGCTCTGGGACCAGCTCCGGGGCCAGCTCTGGGGCCAGCTCGGGGGCCAGCTCTGGGACCAGCTCCGGGGCCAGCTCGGGGGCCAGCTCGGGGACCAGCTCTGGGACCAGCTCGGGGACCAGCTCCGGGGCCAGCTCTGGGACCAGCTCGGGGGCCAGCTCGGGGGCCAGCTCGGGGACCAGCTCTGGGACCAGCTCTGGGACCAGCTCCGGGGCCAGCTCTGGGGCCAGCTCGGGGGCCAGCTCGGGG